CCCTCTCCCCCCTCTTTCGAAGTTCAGAATGGACGAAATGGACGAACGATCACGAAACTTTACGTTCGACAACTTGATAGTTTCCAGTCAAGTTGTACTTCATGATCTCTTGAATCGCTTCATTCGTTGCTTCGAGTTGATCTGCTTCGGAGAGCTCGGTGCTGGTGGTGGTGACCCGTGCTAGGTAGGCACAGGTGTGGTAGCCTTGACTCACATCAAATGCAAACCATTCGTCGAACTCATCGAAAGGATCGAAAGGATTGTCCTCAGTAGTCAGTGCTAGGCGTAGCATGGCCTATACACCTCCATTAGAGGGCTGTGGGCGGTGTTCTGAGCGCTTTCTCCTAGCCATGCAAGTACTCCTTGACTCTAGCCACTGAGATGCCCAGTGAGTCAGCGATCTCTGCTGTAGTAGCTCCGTTAGAGCGCAGCGAATCGATTCGAGAGCGCTGATGAGGTGCAAGAGCAAGCTTCTGCTTGGGCAGAGCAAGGCTCTTGATGGTGTCCAGATCGGAGTTGGCCATGATCTGCTCCATCATCGAGTTCGAAATAGCACCCTTCTGGATGGCCTCCCACTCACGAGGTGTGGGGACGATCCGTGTTCCAGCTCGATTATAACCGAGCCGCTCACGGGCCGTCTTGATAGCCATGGCCTCCAGTTTGGCGCGCTCTTTCTTGCTCAAATTAGGATTTGAATCAAGTTTCTTCTGCACAACTCCTTGTGCCACAAGCTGTGCCTGCCGCTCGAGGGGCTTCTCCTTGAGGGCCCTGTTCAATTTGGCCCGGAGGGATGAAACTTCGGGGGCGTATGCTTTAGCAGCACGGGGGTTTCTCTTGATGGAGGGGGTAGCCAATGCACGCTTCCTGCAATCGTTGGCCATAGCCTTCAACTCGTTGGCGTGCTGTGCGTAAATACCCTCCATCAGGGTACCAGAAGATAACCGCCTAGCATCAGATGTCTCGGCCATCCTGGTGGACTTGGTCTGCTTCTTGACCAGCTTGCCCTGCTTGTTGATATAGGACTCGCCGGTCTCCTCGTAGACCTTCTTCCCAGTCTTAGGATCGTATGGTCCGCCCTTCGCCGCACTACGGGACTTGCGATGGGGGACGTACTTGACACCCTTGGACCTGGAAATAAGAGTAGCCGCGCCCTTGTCGGCGCCACCCTGGTACTTCCGCTTCAGAGCGGCGATACCATTGTCAATCTCGGACTGCTTGTAGTTGAGATTATGCTTCTCCGCATCGATGACGACCATGGAGTGACGGACTGCCCGGGCCAACTCATCGGCACTGGCGCCCTTCAGGGTCATGTCCGTAATAAGATTGGACACCTTACCCATCTGGGTCTGCGTATCCGACATCCGCTTCATCCCCTTGTACCCGGGATATGTCCTCTTGGGCTCGAAGCCCTTGAGTCCCTTGAGTGGGGCGGTGGATCGGATCTTGGTCTTACCCTTGTTGGGGATTACCAGGACGGAGTCGCCGTCAAAATCAGCACCGCTAAGGCGCTCAGCGACATGAGGATGGATCCCAATAGCATCCCGAGCATTACCAAGAATATGTCTCGACTTCTTGCCTCGGTTGTTAACAGTGAGCGTAGGGATCTCGAAAGTCCCGCCATGAGGATAACGCACGAGACTAACAACGCTACCGTCAGGGTAGTTAGGAGCATACACCTCGCCCTTCTTGAGATGGGGCATCGGCAATATGACCTGAGAAGCCTGGCCGGGTAGAGCCTTCGCCTTCAGATGAACCGCTGCTGAGTCGCAGTCATCGGCCAACGACATGAGCATGCGCTTGCGAATAACAGGATTCGTCAGCGACATGATCTCCTGCAACTCCTTGCGCTTACCATCCCTGGTGAGCTGAAGCTGCTGCTTGGCCAATTTGGGTGACTGCTTGGATAAGAACTGAGAGGCCAGGGACTGGGACCAGGAATCCCACTTGCCCTCCTCGTTCACGATATTGAGAGCGCTCAGTTCCTTCTTACCAGTCTTGGGGTTCTTGAACATCCTCTGCTTGACAACAGCACCGAACGGATTATCTGGGTCATCCTTCATGGGCTTGAGGACCGTGTGGTCCTTGCCGCCCATCATGGGAGTACCCTTCTTCTTGTTGGTGTTGAAGACGATGTCCTTGCCCTTCGGAATATCATCCGAGTACATGGCCATGCCCTTTAGGTAGTGCGTTCCGTCGACGGAAATGCGCACCTGGGCGTAGTTGGAGCCACCGAGACTGAGCTCCTTGACTCCACGGCGCATCAGAATAACGCCGTCCATGTCAGTTCCGCCGTCCTCGGCGTACTTGACGCTGACTCGCTTCGAGGATATGGCTCGAGGAGTCTTGAGGCCGGTGGACAATATCCCCTTCTCGTCGACAACGACACCTGGAGTGCGGATCTTCTCCCTATGGGCATGAATATCCGCGGCTTTGGTCCCAGGTGGGGCCAGAACCTTGAGGATGGTATAGTTATCGCTGTTGGCCTGCTTGACCTTGACGTCGTGGGTAGTATATCCCTGGGTCTTGAGGGCCTCGACGGCGGTCTTCAAAGATGTCGATGAGCACTGGAGGTTCTGCTCGACCCCCAGGCCGTACTCGATGAACTTCTTCTGCTTCACCTCGTCGGCCAATATGTCCTTGACCCGGGTGATCTCGTCCTTGCGAAATGACGCGTTGGGCTTGAGAAGCTCGCGGACGCTGGACTCGTTGAGTCCCATGCGTCGACCGATCTCCGTGTTGGGCAGACCGGCATCCTTCATCCTGGATGCTCGAGAAATATCGCCGGCCTTCTTCTCGGCACGAGCGATGCTGTTCAGAGCACGGTACTCGGTGGTGCTCATGCCCCAGGCTTTGGCAATATCGACCTCAGACATACCCTGAGCCTTGAGCTTGTCCCTCTCGGCGAGGAAGCCCTGAGCCGACTGATATGGATCCTTACCGGATCCCCAAGGGTAAATAACGACCCGAATGGCGCTTGGTGCCGTAGTGCATCAGCTCATCACGAGTCATGGGCCTCACCTCCTCGCAGTCCGGAATATGCCATCTCATGCATCCTCGGACTTGATCTCCTCGATGAGCTTGTCGAACCACGTGATCTTGTCCATGATATGGGCGATGTCATCGGGCTGCGGCTTGTCGACCAGGATATCGTCATTCTGGTAGATGCGAGTCTCGAAGTCGATCTCGCCGGGCAGCTTCTCGTACTCCAGGCAGAACAGGGCCGCATAGATATGAAGCTGGACCATGTTGACGCGGGTCACACCGGTCTTGAGGTCATGGATGCGCAGAAGGCGCTTCTTCTCGTCGAAGCCGATAGCGTCGGCGGTCCCAAATGCGTTCTCGCTGTGATATAGCACGACCTCTGGGTCAAGACCGTAGCCAATGGCGTCGTTCACGTAGGCGTTGAAGGTGGCCTTGTTCCTCGGCATCCGCAACTTCAGGCGAATATGCTCGGCAGCCAGGGCGTGGAGCCTGGTCCCCATCGCAGCCGCCTGGGCTGTCCGAAATGCCTCGCCCAGCTTGGCGTCGTCGTAGTTCACCCAGCTGTGCTTGCTGGCGCTCAGAAATGCGTGGAGGCCCTCCAGCCTCGAGTGCGTGTTCCAGAGCATCAAGCGTTCCTTTCTCGTTCTCCGGGTATATGAATGAAGCGAAGGACCACTGGCCGAGCTTGTCGACGAAATGGTCCTGGTTGGGTCGGTGCGGAGCGTCCTTGCTCCGCTTGACCTCGAGCGCGGCCCACTTGGATCCGAATATGATGATCAGGTCAGGTATGCCCTGATTGTGATTCGGGTCGTTCTTGAGGATGAGGCAGCCGGGCAGGCGATCCTCGATCCTCGATATGAGGCCACGCTGGTAGTCTCGTTCGAGCATGGGGTCTATCCTCGAGTCAAGAATTATACCCACGGCTAATCATGGCGCAAGGTCGGTGCTCGTCAACTATGTAGTGATTGAGTGAACTTGCTGGGTAGCGTAGTTATGATTAGCCGTGGGGGCTATGGCGAAAGAGGGTCCAAAATATGGAGGTCCCATCTCCTTCATTATGATCGATGTTCGCGACGCGGTCTATTGTACATGCACTGATCCCGGACCCAGAGGTCTTGTGATATAGGTTCCAGCCACCAGCAGTCTCGCCAGGGCCCCTACCCCTGCCACAAGTAGACTAGATCCGCAAGTACAAGACCCTGTGCCAAAAAAACAGAAAGTTTCTTATATTCCCTATATATATAGAAAATTTACTCACTCTCTAACAACTAGAAACTAAAGTGGAAAACTGGCACAACGAGGAGAAAACGTTGCAATTCCAACGAAAAGTGTGTGCCAGTTTCTGTGCCACCCCCGTTTCAAAACTGGCAAATCGCCCCAAAACTGGCACAATCGGAGCCCACAAGTACAACACTGACAACCCCGTTTTTCAAAACTGGCACAAAACTGGCACAAAACTGGCACAAAACTGGCACAAAACTGGCCAGTCACGCGTGTCCCCCTTTCACCACCAGTCACACAAATAACAGAATCGTTGCCCACCCGTCATACCAAGTGGTACAACGGGTGGTACAACAATCAGCTCAAAGAGTCGTAAAAGCCCCTCTCATTGAAGATCTCCTTGACCCGAATCGCCCTCGAAATGGCCTGATCGATGGGCGACTGGCTCTTCAGGTAGTAGTAGTTCAGGACTGAATAAGGAGTGTTCAGCCTGTCGATTCGCCCCTCGCACTGCTCCATGACCTTCCACGAGTAGTTCTGGGAGAAGAATATCATGGTGTCACAAGTGATGCAGTTCCATGCCTCGGCCCCCGCGGTGTACTGCACTAGATACACCCAACGAGGACCCTCCGGCAAGGGATCGTGCTTGTGACCATTGTACTCAGCGACTGGAATGCCCAGAATATCCCCCAGCGACCGCAGCATGAAGAGCTCGTAGTCGAAATTGTAGAAGACTATGACACGAGGATGTACCTCGCACAGCCCTCTCACCGCCTCAAGTCTCACAGGATCCTCATTCGTCACTCTTCTCAAGACATGACAGAGGCCTCCTGCGTTCTTGATGGGCTCTTCCTTGTACGGATCGAACCTGTACTTCAATATGGTCTTGTACGGGCCCTCCTCGTAAGGAACTGGTACGTCCTGACGGCGCTTGACCGTCTTCTTGACGAAGGGCATGTCCACAAGTATCCTGTTTCGGAGCCTCAACAGCTTCCCCTGCCCAAGATATCGCTCAAGACGCGGATAGCCGGCGCGATAGTTGAACTGGCAGTGCTCCCTCTCGAACTCAGTGCGATTCTTGAAGAAGCCATTGGCTATGAATACTGGGCAGTAGTCCAGCCAATTATCCCCAGGAGTACCCGACAGCATGATCCACTCGTTGTTCCTGGCCATCTTGACGAATGTCTTCGCCCACTTGCCGTTCCCGATGGCTCTCTGCTCATCGAATATGATGAAGGAGTCACGGATGTTGCGGTAGTTGCTGATGTTATTCCAGGAATCAACCGTTGTGTAGTGCGTGAGCCCGTACATGGCCACATCCCCCTGCCAGTCGAGATCGTCCCTCTTCCGAGCGGTGGTGATTATGACCAGACGGGGCCCCTCGGCAAGCCTACGACCCAGGTCAGCCGGTCGTCGCACCCCCAGCACTCTCTCGACGTAGTACTGGAGGGCGACAACCGACTTCCCCGAGCCCGGCTTTCCAGTCAATATACAGCCGTTTTCCAGGTTCTTCACAGCTTCGACCTGGTGAGGCCACAGATCAACCGGGGGCAAGGTTCAGGACCTCAGGGTCTGGATGTAGACGAATGGCGCCGTCAAGGTCATGGAACCGATCGGAAGCTCGTCGAATATGATCTCGTCGGTGATACAATCCCTAATAGATACTGTGGCACCGCCGTCCTTCGAGAAGGTCCAGATGTCATAGTGACCCTCTTTCTCGTGGACGATCTCATCTCCTCGAATAATGGTGAGAATGATCGGTTCTGCTGGTGTCATGAGTTCTCCTTCTGAATCGGCACGAAATAAATGGTCGTCAGGTGATTGACGTCATCCCGCTGCTCCCACTCGAGAGCCCGGAAGGTCATGACCCTCCCATCATCAAGACGGAAATGCCACACGGTCCATCCCGTGTCCGGTTCGTACTCCGCCCACCGCTCGGTGAACTCCGCCTGCCGAACCTCGGTCCCGTACTCCCAGATCAGGATATACGGGTCATGCCCGTCGTTGTGCGGGCTCCTGTACTCGCTCACCACAGAACTCCTTGGTAGATATGCTCCCACTGGCGCCTCTTGGCGTCCCAAGCCCTCTTCATCGAGTCGCTGTGAGACTCCAGGAAGAGATTTGAGAGCCTGTTGTCGGTCCGGTCACCATTCATATGCGCAACCCTCTGCAAGGGCTCCAGAGGGCCGTTGAAGGCCTCCCAGACCATCTTCTGGACGTACTTCGTCCGTCTAATCCCACGATCCCAGATCGTGATCTGAACGTACCCGTTCGGACGACGATATGAGGCCAGGATCTGACCAGTCGATATGCGCCGAATCCTCCCCAGGTCGCTGACCTCGATGTCGTCTACGACGCTGTCCCGGAATGTCTCACAGGACGACTCGGCAGTGCTGCGGAATACCACTCTCGACCGCTCCTTTCACTCCGTCCTTCATGTTGATGTAGTAATCGATCGGCATGAAGCCGTTCTCGTCGGGGTCCCACCTGCTCCTACGAGGTTTTTTGATCTGCTCTGCCTTCTTCCTCAGCTCGAGGTTGTCCAGTGAGCAGTTCTCCTTGTCCTCATCCTTGTAGCCGATATAGTGGCCGCCCGGGATCTCGCCGTTGAACGCCTCCCAGACGACCGTATTGAGCAGCATGGTTCGAGTCTGACCCTCTGCTCGGAACGAGACGACCATCTGACCGCGATCCTCTCGGAACCGAGTGGCGATCCTGTGGTTGGTGGTGAAATTGATGACCTCAGCGTTCCTGCTGACCCCGAAAACAGGCCAGTTATTGATCGGGGCGAACTCCTCCCGCAAGTCTACCAGCTCGAGGTTGTCCAGGGCGCAGTTCCAGTCGTCCCCGTCGATATGGCGCAGCTCATGCTGATACGGGATCTCAGTGTGGTTGAAGTGCTCCCAGATGAGCTCGTCCAAAAGACGCATCTGGATCCTGCGGTCGACGAAGAAATGGATGCAGGGCTGCCCGAAGCGGGACTCGTCGATGGGGACGTCCTTCTTCTTCCTCTTGGACCAGATGCGGCCCTCACGGAAGTACCTGTAGGACTTGGTGGATGGTACGGGTTTGCTCACTTCAGGTCCTCCAGAATATCGACGAGCTCTCCGAAGGTGCTCGCCACTCCGATGATGTCGTGGTCCTTGCGAATGATCCAGCTCGTCTCGAGCCTCTCCACTGTGAATGCCCTCATGCTCGGTCGACCCTCACAACGATCTCGTCGTCCGTCCACTCCTCGCAGACGAACATGAACAGCGGCAGATATGTCAGGTTGTCGTCCAGCTCCGTGACGACCATCGCCGCGTTGGGGTCCTGGTCGGCGATATCGCCCTCATAGCCGAATGCCTTGATCTTCCTCTTGACCTCACGGCCGTCCTCGAGGATGAGTGTGAATGTCATTGTTCGCTCCTTCTCACAAGTACAATACCGAAAAACAGGACCTCAGTCCTTCTGACGAACCGTGATGGTCCGGTTCTCCTCGTCGACGTCGAAGTCGCACATCCGGGCCGGCAGATATGACTGGGATCCGTACCCGTTGTCCACGAGGAGATCCCCGTTGTCCTGCCAGTCGACCGAGCCCTTGAGCTCCCAGTGACCGTTGCTGGGCCAGGCGTGGACGAGGACGTTCCACTCCTTGGGTTGGATCCTCTGGGCGACCAGGGTCTCGTTCTCGATGACGTCGAATATGCAGTCAGTGGACTTCATGACGACCTCGCAGACGCCCAGGTCGTTGGGCTCGACACGTACCAACCAGGTCTCCTCGTCGCCCTTCTCGGTGTGGACCGTCTCGTTGATGTCGAATATGTAGGTGCGCTCTCCGGACAGACGGAGGTAGAGCCTCTTGAGCATTGTTCGTTACTTCTCTCAAGATAGTGGAGGGCCCCAGGTCTCCCCAGGGCCCTCCGTGGATATGGTTGTCAGAGAATGTCGTCGTACTGGGCGAAGAAATCGTCCCTGTGAAGAACCTCGATGGTTCCAGAGCTCTTCCTGACGACCCAGTCACCCAGGCCGAACAGTGGATATGCGTTCCCGCAGTCCCTACTGATCCACTGCTTGACCGCCTCCTGGTTCTTCTCGGTGATGAGGACCGCCTCAAAAATGCCCGGACGCGGCCTGACGAGTCGGACCTTGAACTCCGATTCGCCCATCAGAACGGAACCTCCTCGTCATCCTCTTCCTCGGCGTACATGGCCTCGAGTTCGTCCTCCACGATGGTGAAGAAGCCCTTGTCAAGATATGCCGAGCAGAACTCCACGCCGGCGCGAGTCCGACCGTGGTAGGGACGGATGGCGATATCGGCCCGCTCGAGGTCGGCGAAATCGAGGGCTCCGACCGTCTGTTCATTCAACAGGGTACGGGTCTTGCCCAGGATGGACACGAGCTTGGGAGGACGACCCCCGAAGTTGACCTTGACCTTGATGAAGGGCAAGGGTTCCTCCGTCTCGTCACGGGGCTTCAGGGTCTTGATGTTGAATCCCTCCCGCTGGAAGTCCTCGACGGCGTCGTCCGGGATGATGACGCAGAAGGTGCGGGCGGAGTTGCCGAAGCGGTCCTGGACTCCCGCGAAATTGCGGAAGAGGAGCTTGGCGTTCTTGACGGTGTAGGTGTTCGATGGCACGGTTCGTTCCTCTCTATTAGGTAGTAGACTTGAGTGAGTACCTGATCGACGATATGAGGTGGCGAGTAAAGCGTGTACTCCCTACCGTATATGCTGCCAGTCATGCTTCGAGTAGTGGTGCTTGGCCTTGTCTCTCAATACCCCGGCCTTCTCGAGGAGGAACTCGAGGTAGTCCAGGTGCTGGGATATCTGGTTGGCCATGTCGTCGATCTCGTAGAACTGATCGAGAATGGCTCGACTCTGCTCGTCGGGAATAGGCTTAGGGCGCAGCATCAGTTACCCCTCTCGATCTTGACGATATGGCGCTCCTCGAGCTTCTTAAGCAACCAGCGGGCGTCGAGCTCGGACGCGACGATATCGTACAGCCTGTTGAACCACTCGACCTGCTCGGGAGTGAGGAAATCGTCGAAGTCCTCACGGAACATGTCGAGCTCGTACTGGAGTGAGGTCAATCCATCGTCGTCGAAGTCCTTGAGCTGCTCCTCAAGACTGTCCAGCATCAAGACCGCGCCGGACTTGCTCCGATAGATGACCTTGAGAAATGGGTACTGCTCCGACTCAGACTTCTCCTCGATGACAATAGTGTCGCTTCCGAGCTTATACCTGTACTCGTACTTCGACTTGTCATAGATCGCATAGGGCTCCTTCACGGGATATGCGACCATCCGAGCACCCATGGCGTAACTGACGTGATGGATGTCCTCGACGAAGTAGAGCCAGTACTCATCATCCGTACTGAGGAGGTACCATCCGTTCGGCGAATAAGTCTTCCGCTCTGCCTCCTCGCCATTCGGCAGGATAACCCGGGAGGCAACAGCGGCCGCCCAGAAGGCCTTACCGTCCTCGACGTCCTTCTCGCAGATCATCTCAGTCCTCCTTCGGGACGTCGTTCTCGGAAATGACGTCGACGTTGGTGATCCCGACGATGAGACCCGCCTGCACGAGGCAGTGGACGAGATCACGCTCATCGAGCTCGGTGCGGCAGATATCGATGAGACCCTTGACCTCATCGTGTCTCCTGGGACCGTGGCTGCTGTCGGCGCACTTCTCGAGCTTCTTGATCAGGTCCTCGATCTCCTCGTTGGTGAGGTTGACCATCTCGGCCCTCAGGTAGCTGCGGTAGCCGTAGAGAATGTCGGCAGCGGTCTGGGCGCCGTCGTAGACTGACTCGGTCATTGTTCGTTCCTTTCGAGAAACCTAGAACCCGGGTTGGGTTCTAGGGGTGAGGTATTCAGTTGGTGGTGAATGTGTCACTGATGTTCTTGGCCATGGCGAGCATGTCCTCGTTCGTGGCGTCGGGACGGTGCTGGACGCAGAAGTCACGTGTCGCGTAGTAGGCGAACGTGGCAACGGCGAGGCCAACACCCATCTCGGCGAGGTGAGTGAGGACGTACTGCTGGGCGACGGAGGGGCAGGACATGGTCAGTTCCTTTCTGATGGGGGTCTCATTATATGCCCTGCCCGTCTCGCGATTCATACCGTCAGGAAGGCGTCGACGTCCGTCCACTTCCCGATCTGGTCCATGGCAGCATCAACGAGCTGCCTGCCGTATCGATCGTCGTACACGTCACGCCAGTCGCCTTGGACGTCCTCGTAGTCCAGCCAGAGATAACCCTTGCAACCAGAGACGTCACCGTAGGAAATGAGCTCATTGCCCTCCTTGTCAGTTCTGTGATTCTCTCGTACCAGTCGACCCGCTCCGGGAGTACCTGGGACAACAGGAAGGAAGCTCCCGACACGGCCGACGAACTTCCGGTCATCCTCCCCGAACTCGAGGAACATGCGAGTAGTAACCGATCGTGTCTGGGCGACATCCTCGAGATCAAGAGGATCTCCGGAGAATATGGTCTTGAACACGAGTGGCTCCTGGAACTGCTTCCCGGTTGCGTGCCATCCGTCCTCGTCGTGGGCGATGTACACAGCATCATTGGCGAGCAGCATCCGATCGTAAGTGGCCTCGTGCTCGAATACGTAGCCGTAGCGGCGGCCGAACTCGAAGACCTCCGATATGATGCGATCGTCGGCGTTCGGGATCTTGATCGAGTCCGTCTTGATGTGAGCAACCGTGTATCCTTTCTCCTGAACGAAATGTTTCAGGTCCACCATGAACAGGGCGCCGCGCTTGGCGACGATGTTGTCCACGTTCCTGGGATCCCTGAGTGGGTTGTCGAACTTGGCGGCGGTGAGTCCGTACGTCGAATTCAGAGCGATCTTCAGCGCATAGGCCAGCGCATCGAGATTCGACTCATCATCAAGATATGGAGCCAGCGCGCCGTTCAGGATCTCTCCAGCCTTGTCGAGCTCCTTGTGCTTGATGAGGATACGGGCCCTCTTGAGCTCGCTGTATCGCTTGGTGTACGGTCCGAACAGCTGGAGGTTCTCGATCGACGTGGGGTGCATCGATGCGATGTCCAGCAGGGCGACGTTCTCGTGGTAACCTGGCTCGGCGTAGACGTAGCCGCCCTCACCGACCTCCTCGCCGCGATATGTCGACTTGCCGTACTCGTACTTGTAGCCCGGGAACATCTCGGACAGGTCCGTGTACCTCAGATACTGCTGAGTGTTCCTCTGGCCCTGGAATATGATTCGGGTGGTCAGGTTGTTGGTGCTCGAGTTGACCGGGAGGCTCGCGATAGATGCGAGGATCTGACGGGCCTCCCAGTCGGCCTCCAGGTGATCCCAGACCTTCTCGGTCGCGATCACGTCGTTGTCGCAATATGCAGCGACCTCCTCCCAGCGCTCCTCGGGCACCGGCTCATCCCAAGGAAGGCCTAGCTCCTTGTGATGGATTCCCAGCTCGATCTCCCACCTCTTCAGAGACTGCTTCTTGGCGGCGAAGTCGTAGATATCGGTGTACGACAGGTTGTAAGCCTCCTTGAAGCCCTCCTTGATGAGGTTGGAGATGATCTTGCGGGACAGATGATAGAGCTGCTCGTTCGAGTATCCCAGCATCCGACCGTAGAGGATATGGTTGTCGTACCGACGGTTGTTGAATCCGACGAGCTTCTTCTCCGCAAGGTCTGAGATCTCGTTCGGCGTCGGGTTGATCATCCTCTGAATCTCGTCCGAGCCTCTGACCTTCCAGTTCACGAGGAATAGGTTGGGGAACACCTCGACGTCGAATATGATCGGAGTATTGTCCGTCGGCTCTTCGAAGTCCTCCTCGTGATCCTGCTCGGAGGAGAAATGCATCTCCTGAACGAGCTTGATGCAGTAGTCGGCCTGATGAGTCGACCTCATGGCGAACGTGAGAACCTTCTGACGAATATCACTCACGTCGTACGGCATGCCGGACTCGTAGGCATCGTCGAGGATCTTCTTGATGAAGTCGATGCTGGGCTTCGTCCCGGGATGAATCTCCTTTCTGAGGTTCCGGGATATGAGCTTCCGGATCGACTTCTCGTTCTGCATGACCTCCTGCTTGATCACTGGCTGTTCCTTGATGGGCAGATATCCGATCTCAACCTCGGTAAGGCCCTGGTGGTCGGTGCACTCGGTGAGACGTCGACGCAGGGCCGACTTGCCCGAGTATACCTTGCACTCGACTCCCGGGGCAACCATCCTGGATAGCTCGGACGGATCCCCCGGGTATCGATAGTGGATGTGGACTCCACCCCCCGATCGGCTGAGTTCAGCATAGGAGGGTATCCACTTCCGAGCCTCTTCAAGGCATCGAGTGCGGTCTTTGTCGAGGTCGATGTCGATAACGATGTCTCTCTCGGGTACAAGGACATAATGCTCCTTCCCGGTGTCTAGATCCTTGAGAGTGGTTGTGACGTCGTCCCAGCGATATGACGGGAGACCGTTCTCGTTGGCGTACTGAGCCGGTTGGTCCTTGTAGAGCTCGTCGAGATATGAGTCCCTCTCGCTCATGTCGGTCCAGTCCGGAATCGGACTTTCCGATTTCTCCCCCTGGGAAAATTTGGATTCGCGCAGTCCTTTGTACACCTTGCGCCTTTGAACTCCATCGATCCTGAGGCGATCGTGGAATTCCTCGAAGTAGTCCCGGATCTCGTCCTTGAACTTGTACATGGGATACATGTTCCCGTCGGAGTATGCCTGAGAGTACTCCTTGTACATCTCATAGATTCGTCTAAGAGGCACCCCTTCCTCATCGTTCAACTCGTCTCGATAGAAGTCGAGGAAATTGAAGATGGGGTTGGTCTTGCTCATCATACCGATCGGCTTATAGTCGTCATAATACGATGAACCCTTGCTCCTGTAGACCTCGATGCAGTGGTTGACGATAGAGCCCCGCTCTTCTTCGATCTGGTCCATGATGTCATTGTACCGATGAATATCGAGCTTGCGACCCGATGGCTCTACGTCGATGAGTCGTCTCGTCAGCCCGCTCTTCGAGTCGGTGATGCGGACCGGAAGGTTGGTCCCCACGAAAAGCATGGCCTCGGACTTGAACTCATAGAGGGACTTGCCCTTCTCATTCATAACCATCGGTTCATGGGATATGAGGCTGTTGAGGCGACTGTTGTCCGCGATCCTAGCAAGGTTGCCGTCATGCTGAATGGCAACCCTAGGATTCGACTTGAACGGCTCGAGGGCGAACTGGTCGCCGGTTCGTCCGAGAGCCGCCGCATCGAACTGACCGATATGACCGTCCAACAGCCTCGAGATGAGGTTTAGGACGGTCGACTTGCCTGAGCCGGCTGAGCCATAGAGCACGAAGAACTTCTGGATCCACTTGGAATCACCCGCGAATATGGATCCGATACCCCACTCGAGCTTCTCCCTCTCGTCCGAATCGTAGAGGGTGCTCATGAGTTCCTCGTAGGCTGGACACGGATCGTCGCTCAGAGAATATGAGAGCGTTCTGGTTACGTAGTCCTCCCTTCGGGGTGTCTGATCAGCGAACAGGATTTTGCTGTCGAGCGGGCGATAGACGTCCGGTAGCCTGGACATCCATGCCTTGTAATCAGTATATGTCTTGGAGTCGTAGTCCCTCAGATACCGTGCCCAGACGGACCCGTCGACTCGTTCTGAGGCCTCTTCGAATCGACGGGCAACGTCTGCGTCCACGATTCGCATCAGGTCGTACTCGTCAGTACTCCAGAAATGCGTCTCGGGGTTGTGCACAGCGTAGAAGGACTTCCCACGAATCATGAGGTCCTTGAATCGGAGAACACGCCAGGCCGGCCGTACCTCGGTCGTCCCCGATTTGAGGGCTCGCTCCTTAATCTCGTAGAAATCCATCAGACTCCTTATATGTCGTAGTTCTCCGCCAGATAGAGTTGCATCTGGTACCAGAGCTCAAGACGGTTCTGGTTCTGGAACTCATCCGACTCGTAGAACTCCGGGACGGACTCGAGGGGGAATATGCCTCCGCGTCCGTGGGAATCGTACTGACGGCTCATCCACCTCTGGACGGTCTTGTCGACCTTCCGATCCAGTGCATTGCCGCGGTTGTCGAACTGGTAGTCCGTATAGTTGATTCCGAGGTTCTCGATCATCTCCCAGAAATACGGGTCGAGCCCCTCCTCGTCATCGAGTTCGAAGGCCATGCGATCGGCGAGCCCGAGCAGGACCTCGAGCACGCTGGCAGGGCTCTTGCGAAATGCCGGTGAGAGTTTGCCACCATAGCGGTTCCGCCACTCACGACCATCCATGTCCCGATTGCGGTCCATCATGGCGGAGTAGCGGAACTCGATATGGTGGAGCTTCCACAGGAGGTGATGCCTGTCGAATATGCTCGGCAGCTCATCCTCGCTCTCGTCCAGGAACGAGAGCAGGAAGTCGAAGTAATCCTGTTCCATCAGTGGGATCCGGAGTACGAGTCCTCAATGATCTCGAGGCGAATATCGTAGGAGAGATCGAAGTTGCGGATCCACTTGACGACGATCTCATCCGACTGCGTCTCGAGGTCGACGTTACCGAGCCACTCGCCCACGTTGTCGATCGTGACCATGTCACCGTCGCAGAGGATGCGATCCTCCGTGAAATACATCAGGCCGACCCGCTCGAAGTTGAATGCGCCCTCGTCGTACTCGTCCTCCGTGATCTCACGGATGGACTCGCCCTCGGCTACAGGCTCCTCTTCCTCCTCAGGATCGTCGCCGATCTCCTCGGAAATATCCTCCTCCATGGCGAACCGGAGGTACTCGTCGTCGACGATCTTCTCGTAAGTCTCCTTCATCTCGCCCAGCTCCTCAACTTCCTCATCCGAGATCGGTTGGAAGACCTCGACGGAATATGCGACCTTCCGCTCGGGTTCCTTCTCCGTAGTCCACTGCTCGTCCTTGCAGTCCTGCGCGGCGAGGAGTCCCGCCGTAAGACCGACGACGAGCGCCGGCAGCAAATGCATTATCGTTCCCTTCTCGTAATCAGTCGTCCAATGAAATAACCCAGCAGGATGAAGAACAGCGCCTTCATCGAATGGCCAGCCTGTCGATCTGGTCCCAGATGACGCCGTCGACGTTGAAGTCGAGCACGAACTTGGTGACCTCTCGACCGATGACCGGATCGTAATCCCGGTAGTTCAGGACCTCGAAGTTGCCGAACTCGACGATGCCGTCGCCGTCCTCGTTGTCGTAGACCCAGCCGACAACTGCGCCGGCGCTCGTCTGAGGGAGCCCGAGACCCTTGTAGACCTCGTTCAGGAGCAGATACCCACGAGTCCTCAGAATGTCGTTGGCGTAGTTCTCCTGGGCGTGGAGGATCATGAGACTGTAGTCCTCGTTGCCCTCCCAGGCTCCCGCGTTCTGATCGAATACGACAGCATATGGCGAGACCCCGAGCTCCCTCATGAACTCCTCGGGCTTGAGCTGGAACTCGCGCCCCGTCTCGTCGTAGTACTGCTTCTTGGCCTCGTCGAGAGCCTTCTCGTTGGAGTGGTCGATGATCTTCTCGACCGTCTCCTCACCGAGGCTCTCCTTCATCTTGTCCTGGTACTTGCGGAAGGACTCCTCAAGACCGGCGTAGGCCATGGACAGACCAGCGATCCTCTTGGCGGAAATGCGGTGAGCGAGGATCAGGGAGATGGCGGATGCCGTCCCGATGCTCAGCGGCAGCGCGTAGTGCTTGACAAGGCTACCGGCGAGCTTGGCCCAGGCACGGGCCTTGGCGACCTGAATATCCTTCTTCTCGAACTTCTCCTCGTCCTCTGCCGCCTTGACCGTCGACAGCTCGTTCAGGTCCTCCCACGTGGCCTCGCCAACGCTCAGTGTCTGCTTGGCCGCCAGTACCGTGGTTGCGGTGAAACCGGCGATGCCCAGGCCTGTCAATATGGCCGGAGCATGCTTCGAGGCCACGAGAGCGCCCTTGCCGATGAGGCGCGTAACAATGGTGAGACTCATGATGCGAAATACTTCCTCTCGTTCAGCTTGTTGTACACGGCGATGACCTGCCCATCGCTCATCTGATTGACCTTTGTGACCCACGCCGGGGCGGCTCCATATGCTGTGCGCAGCTTGGCGCGCATCTGAGCTACTGTCACTCGTCATCATCCTTCCACAAGTCGTAAATGAATCCTACGGCGACCCAGAGAGCCACTGTCATGAGACTGAGAGCCACGAGCCAGAGCTCCTGAGCGATCAGTCCGGCTGTGACCGCGAGCACCACCAATATGGCTCCGACCCCGTACGCGGTGGTTCGGTCCTCACTCTTCATCGGACGTCCTCCGGCTTCGGCAGATCAAGAATATACCCGTTGCGGGCTCGGACGGCCCTGGCTCCGCGCAGGTCCCTCCATCCCCAGTTCTCGTCCGTATACGTCTGGGAGATCCCGGCCATACCGTACAGATCCCCGACCGTCGCCACGTCGTACTGGTCGCAGATGCTGATCAGATGGTTCAGGACGTCCTCAGCCTCGTTGCGAGTGGCAAAGATGATGGACTCGAGATTGTGCTCACGGCGGTCCCTCTGGGTGTAGACCCGCTCGGTTGGCGTCTCGCGCCGTCCGTAGGTCCTGTTGGAATATGAGGTGTAGGTCCTGTTGGACTTGGAGCGCTGAGGACCGCCATCACCGCCGAAGAGCAGACGGTCGATGCCGGAGGTGAAGATATCGCTGACGGCGTTCTTGATGCTCGGCAGGGCAATATCCCACAGCAGGTAGTTCCCAACCTCCTTGATGTCCTCGGCGAAGAAGGCGCTCAGAGCCTGGCGTCCGAGCGATCCCTTGTCGATCCTGGCGGGCGTGGATACGATACGCTCGGGCCTGGGCTTGGACTTGCGGGCGTTGGCCGGCAGGTCGCCTCGGATCGGGATGTTGTCCGTCATGTTCGTCCTTTCTTGGGAAATGGGAGGCCCCGAGTCTCCCCGGGGCCTCCTCAGGATATGGATGTCAGGCCTCGATCGTCTTGAAGACGTCGGGGCGCTCCTTCTTCGCCTGCTCGATCAGGGACTTGGGCATGACGCCGTTGAAGAACTTGATGCTCTTCTCCTCGTCCTCCAGCAGGCTCAGGACGAACTCATCGTAGAAGATGCTGTCCTTGAAGTTGGCGAGGATCTCGGGGGACTTCCGGAATCGCTTGCCGTCCGAGGACCTCTCGCCGTAGGCCTTGTTGACCATGATCCGGAAGAAATCGAACAGCTTGAACTTGTCCGACATGGTCCAGTCCTCGGGCTTGCGGGACATGAACGCCTGAAGCGTGTCCGTGAAACCGCCCGGCTCCGACTGCTGGAGCTCGATGAGATCCACCTTATTCATGTGGAACCAGAGGGTCTCGGTGACCATGTCTCCGTCGAAGGTCTCGGCGCTGACGTTCATCTTGATCATGAATATGCCTCCTCAGGCGATCGAGTTGAGAGTGATGCCGGCGAGCGACTTCGTCGTCTTGACGATATGGTCCCACGAGGTCTTCTCGTCGAACTGCTCGCTCTTCTTGATCGTACGCTTGACAGTCTTTCCGTTCTCGGTGAGGGTGACCACGACGGCTGTCTGAAGCTCCATGTTCGTTCCTTTCGCAAAAATGAGAAACCCAGGACCCGTGTTAGGGGTCCTGGGATCGAGGTGTATCAGTCGTCGGTGTCTTCGACGAGCTCAGCGTCAACCACGTCGTCCGAAGACGTCGAGGCGGTCTCCTCGGTGTCATCGTCGCTGGAGGCAAGGGCCTTCACCAGGCAGAGAGCTGCGAAGCCGGCTGCGGCGGGCAGGGCGTAGCGAGCACTCTTCTTGGCGATACGGCCGAGCTTGCTCCAGTTGACGGTGACGACGGGGGAGTCGTCCTCAACGGGCTCGGTGGACGGAGTCGTGGTGGAAACGGTGGTCTCAGTCATTTGAGTGATCCTTTCGAGTTGATGGGGGGTCTCATTATAGGGCGTGCGAATCTTGCGAAAGCCTATGCTCCTTGTTAGGGAGCATGGCTGGTCTAGTTGTTAGAGGGTGTCTTGATGGAGTCGATGGTCTCGGCGAAGTTCTCGGCGTACTGTTGTCCAGCCTTGTCTCCGACATATGAGCCAAGGACACCACTGCCGAGGCTGTAGACGACGGTCAATGCCACTCCGGCTGGAGGGCAGAGAGCGCTGACGACAGCGCCGGCGGTGATGCTGGCGGTTGTCGAGGCGACAAAGTTGACGACCTTGTATCCGGTGGTCTCTTTGAAACTCATGGCGATTCCTTTCTAGAGGGGTCTCATTATGAGCCATGCTCATCTCACGAGAGCTTGTACCACCGCTCGGTCGGCTCGATCACGAAATCGAGGACGATGCAGGCTCGACCCTCCTCGGTGACCCGGGAGCCGTAGTGCACCTCGATCTGCCTCTGTTCATTCCATCCGAGCTGGTCCCCCAGGGAAATGCCCTCAAGACCGATGCCTGCGTAGAACTCGTTGAGGCTGACGCACATCTCCCGAAGCAGGGTGTAGTTCAGCTCGTTGACGACTCGATCGATCTTGTTGACAGTCGACTTGAAATAACGCCCGCTGTAGGCGTCGTAGAACAGGCAGTCACCCTCGCCGTAGACGATCGTCTCACGAGGAACTGGCTGAGCCTTGGCGGCCGCCTTCTCGGCGATCTGCTTCTCCTCCGGACCGAGTCGCTCCTGGACCGCCATACGATAACGGTCGTACATCTGCCTGGTGCCCTCGTAGGCGAGGAGCAGGGACGACTCGCGCTTGACCGAGATGCTGTGGGCTCCGACGATGCAGACCCCGGTCGTCAATATGGCGATAGCCGGAGGGGTGTAGATCCGAGCGTACAGCTTGATCCGCTGCTCCTTGGTGAGCTGTTTGAACTCGTTGATATCCCACTCGTGCATGATCCTGTCGGCTCGAACGCTCAGGGCCACGGACGCCCCGACTCCGAGAAGTGCGAGGCCAGTGAGGATATGGTGCGAGTTGCGCAGGATGAGTGTCTGGGCGGTCTTGATGATGGAGAGGTTCATCGGTAGTCCTCCTTGATAACGTTCTTGTTGAGTGTCTCTTGCCCCCAGACAGCGTTGAGAAACATCTTCCTGGCGACGTCGGGGTCGATATGAACGGGGACCTGTAGGGTGACCGTCTGTATGTTGGTGTACGGATCCGTATCGCCGAAGATCACGTCGACGTCGAACTCGTTATTCATGTTCGTTCCTTTCTCGAGAAAACCTAGAACCCGGGTTGGGTTCTAGGAGGTATCAGAGACTGGTGTCGATGTGGATGGGCTTGGAGAAGTCCTGCTTCGAGTTCTTGTTCCGGTTGATGCACCACTTGACGATGGCGTAGATTCCAACGCAGTAGATGATCGACTTGATCAAGTTCTCGACGAGGCGGGAGATCAGCATGATCTTTCCTTTCGTATAGGTCTCATTATAGGCCCTGCTGATTCTGCGAGAAACCCAGAACCCGTGAGGGCTCTGGGAGTGAGATATCAGTTCTTGGCAGCGTCGTGATCGAAGATTTTCTCGATCTCGGCCCAACTCTCGTAGAGGTTCTTCTGAACGCCGGATGTGTCCTGAACACTCAGAGTCGACAGCCTGGCGATAGTCTTCTGCTGATAGCGGGAGAGTTTCTTGAGCTGTTCGATCTGCTTGTTCTGGGCGTAGACGGCGTAGGCGAACATGACGAAGGAGAGGATTCCGAAGATGGTGAAGATGATGGACATGACGGTTCCTTTCTTTGAGGGGTCTCATTATAGGGCGTGTTGAAACTGCGTCTCCGAATTCTCACCCCGGGAATTTTTCAGAATCAAAAAACAGAACCCTTGCGGATTCTGGAGTCTGAGATCAGTGCTCGTAGACGGGGCACGCATCGTGACGAGGATTCTTGCAGTTGGCGCGCGCCATGCGGCAGAGCTTCGCGTTCTGCTCCTGGTCCTTCTTGACGCTGTTGAGGATAGCGCTAGAAGTGGCTTTGACAGTAACGGGGAAGGCAATGGCGAAGGCGGCGCAACCAAGAACGGTGGTGAACATGATGGTTCCTTTCGTTGAGGTAATGGGGTCTCATTATAGCCCTTGTTACCCATGCGAAAAACCTAGAACCCTTGTGGGGGTCCTAGGTCTTGATTCTCAGATGCGGATCTTGGCGACGAATCCGAGTGCCTTCGAGGCGACCGGGAATATCTGCTCGGCCTTCAGGATGGCGAGGATTCCGGCGAATGAGCCCACAGCGCCCACCACAGCATCCGGACTGGGGCAGAAGCGGCGCCGTTTGGCGTCCTGAATCTGCTCCAGGTCCTTGATGTTGCGGAGAGCGTGAGTGTAGGCCTCACTGTCGGGATCCATGCCGTCGATGAAGGCGTAAGCGTCATCCAGGGCGGACTTGGCGTTCGGCTTGTTGTCGGACATGGTGTTCCTTTCAAATGGGGGTATCATTATGATCCATGTCTGATCCGCGTCTCAGGCGACCTCTGACACCTTGAGGGTGGCGGTGTCCTTCTTGGTCATGTCCTCAGCGGGAGTCTCGAGGGCGGCGTAGACCTCCTGGTTCTTGTGGTCCACATGGAGAACGCCGTCGACCTTGGGCTCGTAGTTCTTCGACGCCAGACCAAGCAGGGCGCCCAGGAAGGTGTCGACGGCGGTGATGGTGCCGACGACGGCCTCAGTGTGAGGGAACCCCCACAGGCCCGCCAGCGCCAGATAAAGGGTGGCGAGGGCAGGCAGCAGGATCTGGGCAATCCACTTCAGGGTGTTGTAGGTCTGATTCGACAGAGACAAAACGCTTGTCCTTCCTTCTGGTGTCCGGGAAATGGATGGGAAGCCGGTTCACGGCGTCCATGACCTTCTCGGCGGTCCCGTTGCCGCCGAAGGTGTGATAGGGCTGGTACAGATACTTCTGCAAGTCCTCGAACTCATCGATCGTGATGTAACCCCGGGACAGATACGCCGTCCCCATGGCCACGATCTGATTGTGGGCCAGACCGAGCATCAGCTGGGTCTTGGCGTCGTGTCGCTCGGATCTCTTCTGGAGATACGCCCAGATCCCACTACTAGTGAGGACTGAGCCGAAAATGGTGATCACGAGCTCCAGCATGGGTTGCATTCAGCCTCCGATGGACATGAGCGGGCGAACGCCGTACTTACTAGTCCAGTCCGCCCACGAGACATGCCGCTGGTCGCCGTAATACAGGGCGAAGCGGTTCTTGGTGACCTGATCCCTGAGCCAGAACGACTCGCCCGAGAAGGGGATCGGGTTACCCAGACGGAAATAGCTGAGCTGACGCGCGATCGGTGCCACGTTGTTCTCTCCGCCGTTGACGCGGACGTGAACGAAGTTGGAGCCGAACATCTCGAACTCCGACGGGATGGTGACTTTGGGATACTCCCAGCTCCAGCTCTTCTCGGTCAGCTCCCAGGAATTATCCGTGTTCTCGAACGCGTGCGGCTCGAACACCGGGAAGGTCTTGAAGTCCGAGATATCGAACGCCTGAAGAGCCGAGGCGAATCGGACCATGCCCTCGGCGTAGTCCCGGCGCATCTTGGAGCCGTTCCAGCCCGTGTTGCACCAGCCGGCCTCGCCGATGTTGTCGATACCCAGATTCCGGTCGCTCATGATTGTGATCCGGTGCTGGTTCGTCCCGTTGGGGTGATCCAGATATCGATCGAAGTCGACGATGATCCACCGGCAGGTGTTGTCGTTGAACTGCCAGTAGTCGCCCAGCCACAGCCCATCGAATGTCCCGTTCCTGATGGCCATCTTCTGGGCGGCTGTGATGGTTTTACCGAGGTTGTTCCCCCGAGTGATGACCTTCTTCAAATTCGGGTCGTTGTTGAAGGCGTTCAGAAAATCGAACTTGTTGTTCAGAGTGATCTGTTTGGGCTGCATGACACTCTGAGCCCACTGGGCGTTCTCGGTACCGGACTTGCCTCGTAGATCGATGATTTCGAAGGCGGATGCGTCTTGGGCCCCCCTCGGAACACGTACGGCGGCGATGAGAACTTCGTAGTTATCCGCTGTCTGAGTCGGATGCGGAATACCTTCGTTCGGGTTGCCCTGGAGAGCCCGAATGCCAGCTACACGAACGTCCCTGGTGTTGTTGACCCGGATGAATATGGCGTCGTAGCGATCGCCATCGGTACTACCAGGGTTGAGGTTGTAGTACCGCTCCGCGTCATTCTCGAGCCAGTGCCCTTTGAGCCAGGCGCGACCGGACTGGATGATGATGGTTCGTCCGTTGCCCTTGACGACCTGGTAGGCGCGTCCCCAGTTCTGGAAGATGCCGTCGGAAATGACCCCGTCGAACATTCGGCCGAAGTCGTCCGCGGAGTACTTCCTGTCTCCGTTGATGGAGACGAAGAATCCTGATCTCTCTGTCATGTGATGTTCAACCCCGGTTTCGACTTCTGAATATCGGACAAGGACTGGAACGTCGGGTAGAAGACGTCGCCCTCCGAGTCCGAGGATGTACGGATGTATTCGGTCACCCGAGCGATGTCCTGCTGCCCGAACTCGTTCTGGATCTGCACGAAATCGCCCAGGAAGAAGTCCTCGTTGTAAATGTACATGGACTGCTGAGCGGCCTCGCCCGAGAACATCTCGATAGGCATGTGCTTCCACAGCTCGGTATTGCACTGCTCATGGATCTGGCGATGGATGGAGTTGGGATCGTTCGGCTGAACTCCCTTATTACCGAGCGAATCGTGCATCATGCCGTTAGTCTGTTCGACCGAAGGACTCTGCAAATAACCCTCTCGGAGCCCAAGGCCGTTGGTCCCGACCTGAATCGACTCGTTCTGCATAGTATTGTTCGCGCTGCTGTCAAGGTATTCGCCCTTACGGGTGAGTTCATACGGAACCTCGAACTTGACCGCTCCCGAGAAGATCTTAGTGCGAGTGCCCACCTTGGACTTGAAGTACGTGGCCTTGGACAGGTTGTCGTACTGGGGGGAGAACACCACTGCCGGGCGCTCCCCCTGGCCAAATGTGCGATTGACACCGTTGTATGTATAGCCGTACCAGTAATATGGGTCCTCGCCGTCGTACTCGATCGCCCAGCCGGACATCGTAAGGTCCGTCAATTCCTGGACGATCTTGTACCAGGATCCCTCCATACTATAGGGATCCTTATCGTAGTCGGGATAACTACCCCACCCAACGGCATTGTCAGGAACCATTGGGCGAACCTTGTTGGCCGCGCTGACTTGAATGTCCCCGATATCCATTGCGGATACCGGTCTCCCTTTGCGGATACTCTCGGGGAGTTCATCCACTGCGTACCAACCGTACGCTTTTACATGCCTCGCATGATTCGCATCCAAGGAATCCCTCTGCTTGAACAGGAGATTGCTGTAGTGCTTGATGACATCCTTGACTTTGCCCCGAGTCCTCTCCTGTTTGCACAGAAGCGTTCCGTCCCAGATGGGGTATGGGTGCATGACCCGCCTGTCCAGTATGGACTCGAGACTCCGCCCGCTGATCGTCAGAAGGGACTCTTTGCCGTACTCCGTGTTGAGCTCGACCTGCTCGATGATCATGAGCTTGTTCGTACCCTTGGTGTACAGGTAGTAGTCCAGCTGGTAAGTCCTCAGGTTCTCCAGGGTTCCGGGGACAACGAGCTTGAAGTCCCCGAATCCGTGGAATCGCTCGGTCCAGACGACGGACTTGTAGTCCTCACAGATATGCTGGATGATCATGGACTCGTCCAGTACGGCAAGATACATGTCACACCCCCTGGTAGAGAACGTCGGTTGAGAAGTAGACGTCGGTCAGCGTCGGATCATTCATGGCGATCTGGAACTCGTTCACACCGGGCCTTAGCTTGAGCCAGTCCGAGTTGCGGTCCAGTGCCGCCAGGAACTTATCCTTGCGGTCACCCCTGGTCCGGATGATGTACTTGGAGCCCACCCGAGAATTGACGGTGACGACGTCGCCGCCGACGATCGGGTCGACCTTGTAGTACGTCTTGTCGAGAAATGCTCCCGTGAGCTTGAAGGTGTCCCTGGAGAAAGTCTCGGTGACCGTGATCGGGAGCTTGGCCCCTGGGCGGAACCGGAATATCATGGTGAACCCGGTCTCCACCTCGCCCTTGTAGTCGATGACCGCGGACAGGACTCCACGGTCCTTGGCGAACTCGAGCGAAGGGGAGGGCTCGTCCATGAAATCGAACTCGAAAGTCCCGATGTCCCGCTTCCACTCGAGGGTCTGGTTGACCATCGTGTCAGCGTCATGCCAGTAGGCATCCGGGCACAATATGCTGACATTGATCTCCTCGTCCTTGGAGAAGATATCAGCCTCGACCGACTCCACGTAGCCTTCGGTCCTGACTCTGCGCTTGTCCGTGTTGACGTACACGGACATGGGTTGCTTGATCTGGAACCAGGAGTAGATGCGCTGGCGAGTCGTCTCGATGTCGGGATATGGCAACGGCGCGAGTTTGATCTTGAGGTTCCTCATTCCCGCCCTCGCGCCGTTGAAGATCGCCACGTCCGTCAGAGCCAGTTCCGTGGTATTGATCGAGGCCTTCGTTGCCGACAGACCGTCGACGGATTTAACCGCGACACCCTCGATCCATGGATTGGTGAGCGAGAGCACGATCCTGTGCTGACGATATGTCAGGAACTCTATGGACTCGATCATAAGTCGTACATGGCTCCTCTGAACTGTTCGATCTGGTTGTGCGTCTGCCTGTAGATCTCCGTCTCGGACAGAGCCTTAGGGGACGTGTTGTACTGGTTGAACACAACATTGCTGCCGTTGTTCACAGTCTCGTTCACAGTCTCGCCGACGCGGGACTGAGCACCCTGGACGGCCCTGCCAGCTAGCTGGGTCGTCATGTTGGCCGACAGGTTCTCCTGAATATCGTCCTGCGGCAGGAGCTCCTGGATCTTACTGGCCTGCTCCTCCACTTGCGAGAGGTCCAGAACCGGCTTGATCGTCGGATTCATGTCGCCGCCGAACGCGTCGTTCCAGATATCCTTCGTGTTGGCGAAGCCCTTGGAAAGCGCGTCAACAGTATCGTGAGCCATAGTGGAGGCCGCGTCGATCCCCTGCTCGGTGTTCTCCGAGATACCGTTGGTAAGACCCTGCATCAGGAACTCACCGATCTCGAACATGACACGAGAAGGAGAATGGATGCCGAATACCTGCTTGGTCGTGTTGACGATGCTGGTACCGAAGTTGCGAATCGTCTGCTTGACCTCTTCGATCTTGCCCTTGATCGCGTTCTTCAGACCCTCGACGAGCCTGTGACCAGCATTCCTCATCCCGGAGACTCCCGTGGATACGAGCTGCTTGATACCGTTGACGATACCGTTCCTGATCGCCGTGATGAGTCGGATACCGGCATCCATCAAGGCGCCCGAATTGTTCTCGATGGCATCGGCGAGTCCGTTGACGAATTTGATGATCGTCTCGAACGCCGCCTGGGTGATTCTCGGCATGTTGTCGCCGAGGCTCTGAAGGAATGCCACAATGCAGTCGGTCGCCTTGGTCCCGATCTCGGGGATCTTGTAGGACAGACCCTCGAGGAAGGACGTTAGAAGGTCGGAACCCCTCTCGACCAGTGTCGGCATGTTCTGAATAAGAGCATCCGACAGGGTGATAATCAGGAATATGGCGCAGTCGATGATCTCCTGAGCGCAGTCGTAGACCACCTGGATAATCGCGTGGATGATGGTGATCATGAGCTCGACGAACGTCGGAATGGACTCGATCATCGCCTGGGCCGCAGACGTCAGGACGACCTTGATATACTCGACGATAGTTCCCTGGTTGTCGATGAAGACCTGCATGAAGTTGATGAAGGCCTCACCGATAGCCGTACCCATGGCGGGCATCCGCTCGATGAATCCGTCGACGGCGTCAAGGAATGTCTGGACTCCCTCGGCACCGGTGGTCGACAGGTTGGCGATAGCGTTCACCAGGTTGGCGATGCCATCGGTGGCCAGCCCGACACCGTAGCCGATCATCAATATAGCGCCCCCCAGAGCAACCAGTCCGATGGCGGCTCCCTCGGCGATATAACCGATGACTACGAGTGCGCCAAGAGCCGCGGCCATGATTGCAATGCCCTTGCCCGCGGTCCCCCAGTCCATCTCGCCCAGAGTACGCATAACCGGAACGAGCATGGCCAACGCCAGTACGGTGATCATCAGACCCGCAGCGCCACCGAGGCTTCCTCCGCCCAGGCTCGAAATACCGACCAGGATGCCCAGAGCCACAGCCATCATCGTAAGACCCTTGGCGTAGGTACCCCAGTCCATGGTGGCGAAACTCTCGATCTCCTTAGCCACGATCTTAAGTGTGACTGCGAGAATGAGAGCAGACAGGGCTCCTACGAGGCGCTTACCGCCGAGGCCCTCTTCTCCCTCGCCGAGCCTGGATACGGCCACAGCAAGAGATGTGAGACACAAGTCCATAGCTATGATGCCTTTGATGGTGTCGCCCCAGGACAACTCACCGATCTCGGTGAGAACCTTGGCGATCTGTCTCATGGTTAGGGCCAAGGCAAGGAACGCGAAGGCTGAGGCCTTCTTGATCTTGACAGTGCCCATCTGAGACATCATGGACATCATCTTCATGATGAGTCCGAGCGCGATAACACCCTGAGCCAGGTCTGATACGCTCATCTCGCCCAAAGGCTTTACCGCTTGAGCGAGCAGCCAGACACCGATGCCCAGCGGAACCGCCACGAGGGAGAAAGCAAGCAGATCGACATTGCTCTTGGTCGTGGTGTCGGCCATGGATATCATCATCTTCACGACTGCGTACAGTCCGATGACGCCTTTTAGGATGTCATCCCAGTCCATTGAGCCGATGTTACTCAAAGCCTTGCCGAGGAGCAGAGCCACCCCGGCCAATACGACCAAGGCTAGCATCCGCTTGGCCATGCCCTTCATATCCTTGTTGTCGTTGGACTCGGACAGTTCGTCCTCGGCCTTCTTCAACATATTGAACATGAAATAAAGGGCGGAGCCGGCCATGATGATCTTGGTCGCCGGGATCTGAGCGACGACCCACAGGGCGCCTGCCAGAACGAGGACCGCAGCGGCGAGCAGAAGAATCGTGGTGGCCTTGACGTGGTTGGTCGTAGCCTCCATCGAGTCCTTGAACGCGTCGATGGTGTCCTTGACACTACCGAGGATACCCGCGAAGTTGGACCCGGCCTGCCCCCACTCCTTAAGGGTGGATATGACCTTGCGAGCCATGGCGATGAATGTAGCCAGGGCTCCGGCCTTCAGGATGCTGTCGAATATGCCGGTGTAGTCTCCATTGTCGGCCATCTCCTTGAGCTCGCTGAACGCGCCCTTGAACGGCTCGATGAGGGCCTTGGCAGCGACGACAGCAACCTTTCCGATGGCTCCGAGAACCTTGCCGATGCCCTGGATGAGCTTGACGAAGTTCTTCCAGCCGGCGGTAGCCTTGTCCTTGAGCTCGAGGTTAGCGATGAAGTCCTTGGTGGTACTCCAACCGTACTTGACGGACTCGGCGTACTCGCCCATGAGAGTCTTCAAATCGCTGAAGGCCTTCTTGAACGGCTCGACGTCGAAATCGAAGTTCAGGGTCGCCAGATTCTTCAGGACGCCCCATACACCCGATCCGACGGACTTGAGAATACCGCCGATGGAGGACAGCCAGGCGATATCCGGCCCGTTCTTCATCTGCTCGGCCCACTCGCTGAACTTGGTGGAGATCTCGTCGTAGAGCTCGGCCAGAGCTCGCATCTTAGGAGTCAACCAGTCCTCGACGACGACCGCCTGCTTGTTGATGCACTCGGTCAGCCAGTTGATGAAGCTGGTGAGCTTCTCGATCGCCGGAATAAGATGGTCGGCCAGGTGTTGCCCCCAGAAGTAGGACTTCTTGAAGGCGGACTCGAACAGGTCGACGATCTTGTTCTTGAGCTTGGTGAACTTGGACTCGTTCTCCTCGGCGGAGTCTCCCGCATCATCCGTGGACTCGCCGACGATACCGAGCGCCTGACCAACCTCCTGGGCGCCCTGCTTGAGCTCCCGGAACGGTCCGACAACGGCCTCTTTGATTCCTGAGCCCGCGGACTTCAGCGCCTCCCACAGGGCGTCCCAGGCCTCCCTGAGGCGCCTGAGGCTGGGTGTGATCTCGTCGTGGAATCCTTCTGAGAAGTTCTCCCAGATGCGCTTGAGACCCTTGCCCGTCCAGATGATGGCCTTGATGACGTTCTCGGCAACATTCAGGTTGTCGTACCACTCCTGAATGGCCACGACGTGGTCCCTGAGCTGCCAGGACCAGTCCGCGGTGTGACCACGGAGACTGGAAATGAGAGCCCCGAGACCCTTGAGCGCTCCGCCGGCGATCCATGCCACGATTTTGCCGAAGTCCGACAGAACCATGACACCTATTTTGATGACTCGGAAGAACGCCTCGAAGTACATACCGAGGGACTCGATAGTCGACTCGCTGGGGACCAGCTTGGCCATGAAGTTGGCGAAAGCCTCTGAGATACTGTAGAGACCCTCGGCGGATGGACCGCTGAAGACCTGCGAGAACGCCTGACCGATTCGCTGGAGCGGCTCCCACATGGCGTGGAACAGGGAGGCGAGCCCCTCGAGGACCTTCTCCCTACCGCCGAGGTCCGCCCATCCCTGGAGAAGAGCGTTTCTGGCGTTACCCATCTGGGTGATAATACCGCTCGGGCCGGTGAGGAATGCTCCTACCTGAGTCCACAGAGCCTTGGCCTGCTCGAAGTCGCCGAAAATGATTCGGAACGACTGACCCCAGGACGAACCGAGCTCCTCACCGATGACGCCCATCAGCTGGGAGAAGGTCTTGATGTCCTGGGCCGCTGACATACCGGTCTTGGCCAGTTCCTGGATCTGAGCGATCTGCTCCTCGGTGTAACCCATGGATGCAAGCTGCTCGTCGGAGTACTCCCCAGCCATCTGCTTGAGAGTCTCCATCATGATCTCCTGGGTAAGCCACCCCTCCTGGAGGGAGAGCCTGAACGACCCGTCCTTGGCGATCATCTCGTCGACGCTCTTGCCATGGATCTTGGCGGTCTGGATAAGCTGGTCCTGGAACTGCTTGGTGGCGATACCGGCGTTCTCCAGGGACATCCAGTCCTGAAGCTTGACCGTACCCGCGGCCATGGCCTGCGAAAGCTGATACATAGCCCTCGAGGTGGCCTCGGAGTTGGCTCCGGCCACGGCGGCCCAGTTCGCCAGACCCTTAATCGATGCGACCGAGTCGTCCAGACCGATACCAGCAGCGGTGAACTTACCGATATTGGACGTCATCTCACCGAAGTTGTAGATGGTCTGATCCGCGTAGGTGTTCAGCTGGTCCAGAGCCGCATTAACGGTCTGAATCGTCTCGCCCTTCTGGGCGGTGTTAGCGAGAATGGTCTGAACGGAGTTGAGCTGGAGCTCGTACTCCTTCATGCCGTCGATAAGCGGCTGAACGGTAAAGCTCGAGAGCATCGAGGAGCCGATCTCGGTGATCTTGCCACCGATGCTGGCGAGTGCGCCGAACGCGATCGACTGGAGAGCCGAGAATCTGCTCGTGGTCTCGGCGACACCAGCCTGTGCCTCCGAGAAATTGAGGTTCTTAGCGGCCGCGGAGACCTGATTGATCCCCTCGACACCGCCACGAAATGCCAGCCCCTCCTCGAGCTTCTTGACTCCATTGAGGGAGTCCTGAACCCCGTTCATGAACTGGCCGTTGTTAAACTTGAGCGAGACCACCCGCTCCTCGATGGACGCCACTAGCCTCTCACCGCACTTTCAAGCTGCTTGACGATGCTGTCGAATATAGGCCTGAGCGCCGGATTTATATAATCCACGCCCTGGACATAGCCACCGGTTCTGGTGCCATGCCCGTACTGCAATATGACCGCGATCGGGACACCCTGCTCCACATGGGAGTTGTTCCAGACCAATGAGACTCTGTTGGCGCTCCGCTTGATCTCGTAGGACCAGCAGGATGCGGTGTAACCGGACCTGACCGGAGTCGCAGCGGATAATGCGGCAACCCCGGCCTGTCCACAATCATCGAGGAAATCGAAGAAGCGGCCCTCTTTGAGTCTCTCGAGCCACTTCCCCGTATCCATCCTCGAATCGATCTCCAGCGTAAATGCTGGACTCATGCGGCCCTCTCACAGGATGCTGAGATACCGGCCACAATGGCGCCCATGGCCCCTCGGGACCATCCGACCTTGAGGTTGTCGAGCGTGGCGGGAATATGCGCAACAGTGGGGAGTCCGGAAGCCTTGATCGGATCCCAGGTCGTCTGGGGCGCGTCGAACTCCATGGACAGAATATCGCAAACCTTTCCTGCGAGGAAGTCTGGATACGCCGTCTTACCTGTATCCGAGTTGTAGGCATACCCCCAGGTCTTGAAACCTCGAGCTCGAACCATGTCGAACATCCACTTGGAGTCGAAGTACGCCTTGATGATGACCTTCTGCTCCATGCCCTTAAACATGTCGCAGACCTCTCTCCACTGAGCCATCTTGTACTTCGGATCGAAGACGATGACGTGGGTGGAGCTGTACTTCTCGATCAACCAATCCAGCTTGGCTGGCATGTACTGGGTCTTCGACGCCTCGGCCTTGATCTCAGCCCAGGTGTACTCATCGGCCTTCTTGGTCAGCGCGGGAACGAGACGGCTCATGCTCTGGTCGTGGCATCCGAACCAGACGCCGTCCTTGCTCCGGGCCGCTGAGAACTCCAGTGCGTGTGCATGGTAATCAACAGCCTGGGTGTAGGCGACCTCGGTGTGCTCCGGCCAGGACAGAGAACCGCCCCTGTGCGCCACGATGAAATGCGGGATCTTGAAGAGCTCCGTGATAGTCTTAGCGCCCTCAGGAACGGCTCGCATAGTGAGCGTCCCGATCTCCTTGACTCCATCCCAGACGACAACACCGATCTTGGACCCGTCAGCTAGAGTCGGATCGAGCGAGTCGTTCCGCTCCTTGAGCCTGACGTCGACGCCGAATCGAACCTTGATGCCGGTATCGGCGGGCGGGGTGTATGCGGACTGCGCGTATCCGACGACGATCGAGGACCAGGACTTGTCCGTGGCTTTGCCCCAGTTCCCGTTTGTCATGGATTCGACGTTTGCGGGGAATGTGCCAACCGCAGCGGTGTTCACGTCGTGTTGTACGAATCCTGTGATCTGCGGAAATGGACCGTTCTGCCAACCAGTAGACGCCTTCTCCGGCGTGCGGGGAATAAGCGACTCGACCTTGGTACCATCCAGCACAACGAGGACTGCGCAGCACCGAGCGGCATAGGTTGCGTTCTTAGACTTCCACGCAACGTTCTGCGTGTCGGCAGAATTCGCAACCATTTTGACCGCCACGGTGCATGAGCGGATGTCCTCGTCGGCGGCGTACTTCCCAGTCCACCCATCCGGCGTACAGTCCTGCATGTGGTTGAGCTGGCCACCTACGATGAGCAGAGCCCAGTCCCCAGCAACCGACGGAACACTAAGTTTCTCGTCCGGGTTCTTGGAGACAGCAATCCCCTTCATAGGAACAGCCATGATCAGACCTTTCGAACGATAACCGTGTTAGGCGGGGTGCCGGCGGGTACCTCCTCCTCGCGACCGAGGATCATGACGTTCCCGTTACCCCCGCCTCCGCCACCAGAGGGACGGTTGCTCTTGATAGTGACGTCGACGACGTCGTCCTCGGAGAGCTTGACCGTCTTCGTGGCGGGCCAGCCCTGGTCGTCCAGGAAGAGACGAGCGTTGGTATTGCGGAAGAACCACACCATACCGTCGATCTTACCGTTCTCGCCCGCTGTGTCGATGTAGGTCGGACCATCATCGGGGTCGACGGTGAGAGTGGCGAACGGCGGGATGTTGCCCTTCACATGACAGTAAGGCACGACGACCTCACTTGCTCTCGCCGAGCTTGTCCTTGATCTCGTCGAGAGACTTCTGGAGCTTGTCCTGCTTGTAGGAGATGTCCTTCAGCCAGCCGACGAGCGGACCGTCGAAACGACGACCAGCGATACCGGCACCGGTCTGATCGGAGATCTCGACGAGACGATCCTTCATCTCAGCGAGAAGATCGGTGGCGTATGACACTTCGAGTTCCTCTCCGCCGTCGCTCGAGCCCTGGCTCGGACGGCCTTTGTCGTACCAGTAGCGGCATGCCTCGGAGAACGGAATGCCGTAAGCCTCATAGGCCCCGTCTGCGGACCCAGAGTTGTATCGAGAACCAACGCGCTTGAGGTCCTCGTAGGAATCGCCCTCGGACTGGATGAGCCCCTTGAGGATGGCACAGCCGACCTCGGAGGACTTCTGCGGGTCCCACCACTCCCTGTTCGGGTCGTTGATGAAATACCCGTTGTAGGTGACCTGGAGCGGACCGACGCCGTTCGAGGTGCCCCACGCCGAGACGATGGGCCAGAAGTAGTTCAGGAAGTTGTCCCTCGTCACCTCGCCCCAGCCGGAGCAGGCGCCTCCGGCGTCGTGCCCGTAAATATTGGCTCCGGCCTCGCCGGTCTCCATCTTGAGTGCTCCGAGTGCGGCCCACCAGGGACACCCGGTAGCGTCGGCCGCACGGAGAACCGCATCCTGGATAGAAGTGGCCGCACCGTTCTCCTCGCGGTGGGACGGGGCACTGGAGCCGTGGTTGTCCCGCCTGCGAAGGCAGTGTGTCCAAGCGGCGGCCTGAGTATATGGATGCTGGTTGTACTCGATGGAGCGGACCTCGCTACCGGTCTGGTCACCAAGATATCCGTCGATCGAACCGTCCTCGGCGATCCATGCCTCGGACAGAATGGTCGGACCGAGTCCTGTGACCATGGCGACGTGCCCTCGACCGCCCGAGGCCTCCTCGGACAGGACGATGTCACCGATCTCGAACCCGCCATCGGGCTCGTTGCCGGTCCACTGGTCGGAGATGTCGGCGAAGTTGCGCTGTGCGCACTCCTCCCGCAGGGATCCGGTCCAGGTCGACCTGGGGAAATAACCGGCGGTGAAGGGCTCGCCCCACTCGTGGTGAGCCGCGAGGTTGTAGCAGCCGGCTACGAGGGCTGAGCAGTCCGCGTTGGCTGGCGACTGGATGAGCCAACCATCCCAATCGGACTGATCGTAGAAAGTCCAGCGGTCTGGCTGGGAGTAGCCGACATCCGCGACGTCGGCGTAGTACCTGGCGCAGGATGCTGCGTATTGAGATACAGTCATTTTGACCTTTTCAGCCGTTAGAGTTCTCGATGGGGGCGAAGAGCACTGGGATGATCCTAGCGCCGTTAGCCTTGAGCTGCGCGCGAACGCGCGGAGGCGTTGTTGCATCTCCGGGCCAGATCTCGATGATGGATCCGTCGTCTGTGTAGTCGCCCTTAGGGAGAACGAACGTCGCCCGACTTCGAACCTGGATCTCCTTGGGGAGATCGACAACCTTGACGTCCCTCGTTCCGTTAAGATCCTGAGTCTGCCAGTCACTATTGCGCTTGACGTAGACCATGCCTGCCATGATGCGGTAGACGTAGGCGTTGTTGTCGGGGCACTTGATCCAACCGGTGTCGAATGTCCCGTACCCAGTGGCGGCCCGGTTGTTGAACCAGACAACCTTCTCAGGCATGGACTCCTTGAGGTCGATGATCTTCTGATCAGAGCTTCCGTCCTGGCGGACAACTCGCAGCAGGGCCTTGGAACCTTCGTAGAAGGCGACGTCGAGCTCGAATTCAGGATTCGCACCCAGGGTGATCGAGGCATCAGTGACGCCGTTGGTTGGGGAGATGTAGACGGTGCTGAACGGACTGGACTCTCCCCGTACCTTGGTGTGGAGGAGAGGGGTAACACCAGGCATGTTAACCTCTTGACTTGTACTTGGCCCGTCTCGCCGCGTTCAGAGCCTGATTCTGTCGAAGCGTTGCGGCGGTCGACATCTTCTTGTCGGGTTGGTTCTTGACGTTGCACACTCGAATGAGTGTGAGAAGTCGATGAAGGTGCCAGTGCTGGCACTCGAACGGAATCTGGAGAGCGACCATCCAGTAGTAGACCAGCTCCGACGTGATAACATTTCGAGCGGGGCTGGATCCCTCGGACTCCACGAACGTAGTGGCCGTCATCGAGTCCTCGATGTACTCTCGAATCCGTTTCACGTTGTCCACGGACAAGTGCGAGTAGACGACGGGGTCGACGTCATTCAGAGTCATGCATTTGATGTAGTCCAGGACCTGCTCTTCAGTGAGCTTCTCGTTGCCGATGTATGGGATGTGCCATTTGGACTCCCATTTTGACAGAGCGACGAGACTGTGCTCCAGCTCGAGGTCGCCCTCAAAGCCATTGATGAACTCGTTGCGATCCTCGTCGTAGAGCTCATCCCCGACGACGTGAATCGTCAGCATTCGTTCCTCCCTGGAAGTCACCACGGACCCCGGAGCGGATCACGGGGTCCGTGGGAGCCATCAGACCGCGGTCTTGACGGCGGCGATGACCTCGTCAGGGGTCGGGAGCTTGGACTCGGTAGCACCGTCGCCCCAGATCAGCTTCTCGATGGCGGTCATACCCTTGTTGCCGACGACCGTGGAGTCGAGGGTGACGACACAGGTGGGCTTGTGACCAGTCACGTTGACCGGAGTGCCCTTGAAGGACCAGGAGAAGGTAATCGCCTCGGGCGAGTCGTTCACTGTGGCGTAGGAGCGCTCGGAAGGAGAGGCATTCAGGCCGTAGAGCAAGTGAAGCTTGTAGCCGTAGTTGTTCTTCTTCTGGTCGTTACCCTTGATGGTGCGGTACGCCAGGCCAAAGGCCGAGCGGTCCTGCTGGCCGATGACGACCTTGTCGACAACGGCGGAGCCATCGCACTGGAGCCACTCATCCGGGTAGGTGTAGGCCTCGATCTTGCCCTCGAACGTCTCGGCCGAGGTCAGGGAGAGGTACTTGATGTTGTCGGCGTACAGGTCAGTCTGCTCCGCGCCGCTCGGAGTCTCGGTGACGTTGGTGAGACCGGACCAGGCAACGCCCTTGGCGTAAGCGCCGGTGGCCAGGTCGACGGGGAAGAGGACACCGCGGTCCACACCAGTCTCGTAGAACTTCTTGCCCGTCTCGTCCCAGGTCAGGACAGCCATCTATACTCCTTGGTAGATGTTGAACACGTCGTGATGAAGATTGTGCGCCACGAAGTGCCTCTCGAAGGTAGACATCGGCATGGCCGCAAGGGCATCGAGCACCGGCTCGTCGGGATTCCTGCTGATGAGGGTGACCGAGTAGCGCGGTGTGTACATCCAATTGGCGTTGTCGCCGAACTTCGAGTCGGCTCGACTCCGTTCGTACACGATGCACGGGTAGGTGAGCTGGACGGACTCCGGGGGCTGGAAGTAGACGTTCCTCGAGCCCAGCGCTGATATGAGTTTGTTGTGGAACTCAAGGCGTTGGGCCATTGTACACCTCTCCGAGGTTGAGAATGAGGCGGGGGCGGCGGACCTCCACATTCGTGACGACCCAGCGCGCCCCCATCCACCTCACGTACTTGATGGCGAAGAAGTTCTCCTCGGCGTAGGAGTCGGCCACGATGGAGATCTCGTTGTTGAGGCGAAGATTCTGGATGACCTTCGCCTCCCCGTCGTACTGCTTCTGGGAGCGGTTGACGTCCCCGTAGTACTCCCTCTCCGTGATCTTGTCCTCGAACACGCCGGGAGATGTCTCGACGGCGTGTCCGTAGCCTATGCTTCCGAAGAATCTTGCCATTTTGACCGAATCAGGCCGTGGCCTTCTCGATGACGATCGCGGACTTGTACTTGGTCAGCGCGCCCGAGCAACGAGCCTCCAGCAGGTACTTCTGCTGGTTGAAGTCGATGTCGAACTGCTCGAAGAACGAGGTCTCGCCGCCCTTGTCGGAGCCCATGGTGTAATCCTGCATGTTGACGATGATGCCGAGCAGGTTCTGGGTCTTGCCGCCGACCTCGCGCTTGGCGCCCTCCATGACCTCGACCTCGATGACGTCCGTGACGTTCAGGGCGTTGGCAACGGCCTGCTTGGTCTCGTAGACGTAGCGCTGGTTGAGGTCCTTGATCTCGAGCATGTCGCAGACGAAGGCGTTCGTGGTGAACAGGACCGGCGAGCCGGAGCCCTTGTAGAACTTCCGGCTCCTGCGGACCGCGTCGATGATGTCAGCGGTCTTGGCGTCCTTGTCGATGAGAACCTTGTGGGAGAAGAGCTCGTCATCCGTCCAGATGGGGCGGATGTTGGCCTCCTTGATCTTGTTCTCGTCAGACACCTGGCGACCATCACCGATCAGGACGGCGCGGGCCAGCTCCTCCTCGAGGGAGTAGCGCAGGTTCTGCTGCATCCAGGCGACCACATTGAACGTGGTGATGTCGAGGACATCGTCACGGTCGATCTTAGTCTTGTTGTAGACGGTCGTCGGCTCGGTCTTCCGGTTGGCGATCTCGTAGACGACGTCCTTCTTCCGGCTGGCCTTAACGTAGCCCTTGGCCCGAAGCTCGTCGGCAGTCAGGTTGGACCACTGGGTCTTGACACGGGAGAACGGCGTGTGCTTCGAGCCCTGGAGAACCTTGGCGACCCAGGAGTTCTCGCGCATGACGCGCTGCGGCTCCGGGTCCAGGTTGGTGGCGTCCGGGAACAGCAGCTCAGGGTTCTTGATACCGTAGTCCGCGGCGTGAGCCAGGACGGCGGTGCGAAGAGTCATGCCGGGCATGCGGGCCTCGGCGAAGATCTGCTCCTCCTCCGCGTGAGAGAGCCGAGGACCGACGTTGCGCAGAGCGTCGCCCTCGAAGATGTTGGAATGCATCAGAGTATCACCCCCAGAGTCGCCGTGCTCGGCGTCCTCCTCGTAGTCATCGTCTTCGTCAACGTCGTACTCGTCGTCATCGTAGTCCTCATCCTCGTCATCAACGTCTCCGCTGATCTCCTCGATGAGGGCCGCGACGGCCAACCTCTGATCGTCGTCGAGGGTCTCGAGGACGTCGGCAACAGTCATGTCGTCGTCCTCGTCGTAGACCTCGTCATCGTCCATGGATTCTGTATCCTCCGTGATGTCTCCGGAATCGTGCGAGAGCGTTAGGCCGGAGTAGATAATGGCCTCATCCTCGGACTCGGTCCATGAACCATCCGAGTGCTCCAGAGCAACGTTGTCGATGAGAGCCCCAGGATTGGCCCCGGACAGGACCATGGAGACCTCGACGATGTTGCCGTGAATGACGTCAGCCCCTCGCTGGTCGAGGCGGTTGGCGTAGATGGACAGCGCCTTCACGTCGCCGTGCTTGACGAGCTCCCTGGCGTTGTCGGCCGCGGAAGTATCGTTCAGAGCGCAGTAGGCGTAAACGCCCTCATCCCGATTCTCGAGCAGCGCATGCCCGAGAACGTTGTCGACGGCGTTGTGCCCATGCTGCCACACGAGCGGCACGCGCTGGCCGTCATTCTCCTTGAACGCATTGTGCTTGATAGTGCGTCCGTCGGAGCAGGTCAGGTCGTTCTTAGTGGCCCAGCCACTGAAGTCGAACTTCATCCTTCTCCTTTGAGTTGGCTCATCGGCGTGCTAAGCACCGACTGTACATCAGGACCGGAGTCCGCGGCAATCCCCTCGCCGTCCAGGGAGGTGTCGCCCATCTGAGGGTTGATGTTGGGGTTCTGGAGTTGATCCGCCTGCTCGTTCGGGGACGGCGGAAGACCGATCCTCGTTCGTGCCTCGTTGGGCGTGATAACCTGATCCCTGAGCATGGTGTCCAGGGAAGTGACGATCTGACTCGGAGGAACGTTCTTGAACGGATCCCGGATGTACTGGACGGCCTGACCCTGGGTGCGCGCAGTCTTCGTTAGGAAGGCTTTGCTCATCCCGTCGGCCAGAGCTGACAGCACAGGCTCCACGGCCCGGTTCCAGTAGTGCGTCCAGACGATCTCTGTGGCAGTGCCCTTGAAGACATCCTCCGAGATCCCCAGTCGACTCATGAGCTCGGCGGTGAGGAACTTGATCTGATCGAGCAGGTTGTTCTCCGCAGGGCGGTTCAACTGGGTGATCTTCTCGGAGCCGTCGGTGTAGGCGATCCCGTGGCCGCCCTTGCCGAGCTGGTCCTCGATGGACTGGATGCGGTTCTCAGCCCGCTGGCGCATGGCCTCGGTCTTGACGACATAGGGGAGCTGGATGATGATGTCCAACTTACCGGTATACGTCTTCTCGTCGGCCAGGTCCAGCATGGAGAGCTTGCGGCTCAGTCGCTTGAGGGTCGAGTTCGGCTTGTTCATCACCTCGTAGAGAGGATTCTCGATGATGGCCACGGTGCGCTTCGGTAGGATCACCCGCTCCTTGTTCGAGGTTGCCTGGTTGTAGACCTCCACCTCGACCTGCTCGGGGAACCACTGAGTGATCCGTCCGACACGAAGTTGCTTGATGTCGAAGCTGTTGTTCGTCCTCGGATCCAGATCAGACTCGACCGGGACGATGGCGATGACCCCTTCGTCGAACAGCGACAGCACGGCGTCCTGGATGAAGGCACGTCCGTTCTGGTCGATGTTCGGCTCGAGCATCAGGCAGTCGTTGAGAGCCGAACGCCGAATCCCGATGAAGGTTCCATTTTGAGCCGTGTCAACATGTCGGATCGGCGTGGCGGACACGTCGATGGCGATCATGTTGAACAGGGACGAGATGATCGACTTGTCTGCCGTCCAACCGAGTGCGAGCCTGTCAGCCCGTACCGTATAGGAAGGGCCGAGGGTCGACCGGCTGATGTCCTTGCCAGTGAAGGCGTTGTAGGCGTGCTGTAGTCTGTCTCGCAGTCCTATGACCTCCACCTCCTAGTCGAACATGTCCTTGTTGAGTTTGTATGCGACCCAGGCGTCCATCAGGGCGGCGACCGAGTCGATCTTGTTCTCCCGTCGGGCCTTCAGGAGCTTGCGGTTCCCGTTGGTGTCCTCCAGGGTGATGGCATTGCCCATGGTGAAGGTCATCATGGACTGATCGAACAGGAGCTTACGATCCTCCGCCATGTCCTTGATCTCTCCGAGCGGAACGGACTCCGTCCGGGATCCCTGAATCACCTTCTCGATCCCGAACGGGCCGTTCTCGTTCTCCCAGCGAGTGACGAACTCCTTGGCGTTGTACGGATCGAACCCGAGACAACGCACATCGTACTCGCAGGAGGCGACGAACGCCTCGAGGTCTTCATAGACGTTCATCATGTCAAGAACCGTACCCTCGAGCACCATGAGCGATCCCTCCTGAAGAAACTCCTCGTACTTCTGACGAGTGGCTCCAGGAAGGCGCAGCATGGTGCGCTCGGAAATGTAGCAGCGCGTCTTGACGCCGAACCTGCCCCGGCTGAGGGGGAACAAGAATGTGAACGCAGTGAAGTCGTCTCCCTGCGAGAGGTCGACGCCGATGGAGCACGGCATACCCCAGAAGTCCTGACGGTTGTGCGGCAGGGTCTCCTCATAGGTGAAGAAGTACGTGTACCCCTCCATGGGGATGCCGAACCTCTTGGCCAGAATGTCGTTCCTGGCCGCAGGCACGTGCTCCGCCCTCTCAACGTCTCGCTGATAGGTCTCGTAGGAGACGGTGGCACCGAGATTCGGTTGGGCCTTCAGCCACGTCGACGGATCCGCGACCTCCTTGAGATCGTCGAGCCGGTAGTAGAAGATGGACGTATGCGGATCCGAGTACTCGCCTCTCAGGATGTTGAGGAGCTCCATCTTCATGTTGTCGCCCGCCGAGTTCCTGACGGTACCCTCCGAGGACACGGCCAGGATGAGCCAGTCGTCGACCTTAGACGCCCCCTGTTCGATGGCACCGACGACATCCTCTCGAATATCGCCGGACAGCCACTCGTCCACCGTGTTCATCTTGGTCCGGAGACCCTGAAGTTTGTCGATGGACATGGGGCGAACCTCGAGCAGACTGTTCGTCATGAAGTTCTCGATCCCCTTCTTGGTGGGGACGAGTTTCTGGCGCAACGCTCGATTTCCGGTCGTGTTCTGAAGGGACCCCTGCGTCATGAAATCGAACAGGGGACCTTTGGCTCTGGTGATGGCGGTGCGGAAGGGCTGCATGACCTCCTCAGCCTGCTTCATAGTCGGCGCTGTCGTCACCTGATGAGTGGTCGACGTGTCGATCGTAAGGAAGTAAGCTTGCAGGAGGGTTTCGTACAGAGACTTCGCCCCGCCTCGGGCGACGATGACATATTGTTTGTTGATGAGGCGTTGCTTCACCCGGCGCTTCTCGAAATGGCCGCCAGCCTCAGCCTTGTTGGGGACGTAGACCGATCGCTCGGTGAAGAACCACCATCCGAAGATCTCCTCGGCCCAGAGTTTGAAGCTGGGGAGCAGGCGAAGATCGGATCCGTCGGTAAGAGTCATCTCCGCTTCCGCGAAGCGGATGAATCCCTCCACAGCGTCGCTATCGTAATAAAAACCGGGATTGCGAATCCGATCATCGATCCTGTTCATCTCCATCTCGATCTCCTTGCAGACCGGGATCCGACCCGCAAGGACATCGTCTCGGAACTCTGCGTAATATCGCGGGGTAGCGGTATTCGACAGCATGGTCAGCGGCGCTTCTGAGCCCGCTTGCGCTTGCGGCCGACAGCCTTCGCTGCTGTACGACCAGCGACGACCCCGGCCGCGTTGGCTCCAGCCCCGACTGCGGCGATCTTCGCCAGGTTCTTGGCGAGAGCTTTGTCGCCTCCGCCGACGACCTTAGTCCCGGAAACGGCGAGCTTACGCCGACCGGCTCCTCCAGAGCGAACCGCGGTGGAAAGAGCCTTGCTGGGGGGCTTCTTTCCGAACTTGGACTTCGATGCACGCGCAGCGGATCCGGCCGCCGACTTCAAACCACTTGCGCCGCCTTTAGTGGCATTGCGCGCCGTGTTTCCGGCCTTCCAGGCCTGGTTCTTGGCCTTGTAACCTGCGCTACGAGCAGCAGTGCCGGCCTTGAACTTGGCGGCGTTAACGCCGAGCCTGGTGGCCTCAGCGTACTTACCCGCCTTGGTCTGCTTCAGCTTCTCCGCCGCGCCCTTGACGTTCGCCGACTGCGCCTTGGCGAAGCGCTTGGACTGAGCCGTCTTCACTCGGGCCTGTGCTCCGAGATTGCGTCCCTTGCCCTGAGCGAATTTCTTTGCGGCAGCCCCCTGCTTCTTAGCCAGTCCAGCGAGCTTCTTTCCGTTGCCGGACTTATGCAGGTAGTAGCCCGCGCCCGCCGCGGCTGCGGTGCCGAGAACACCTGCAATGGCGGCCTTCTGCTTGCGGGAGAGTCCCTTGCGCTTCTTGGACGGACCGGCGCCTCCGGAGGGCCGCTGCTTGTGGACTCCCCATCGCATACCTTTGACGCCGTGATGTGCGAGGACCTCGTCCTCATCGATGAAGAAGATGTTATCGGACATTCTTGTCTCCGAGTGCTTGAATCGCTTGGCGCCCTTGAGTGCGGCCGATCCTCCCGCAGAGGCGGCTTTCTTGATCCCTTTCTGGAGAACGTTCTGCAAGGTGTTGAAGGCGGCCTCCTCGGCGGCCTTCCCGGCCTTGTTTCGGTACTTCTCCAGTTTGGTCTGGGTCAGTTGCTTGTATTCCTTCTCCAGTCGAAGTCGGTTGTTAGCCTTCCGCAACTGATCGTCAGACATGCCGTCTATTTTGGCCTGCTTCTTGGAAGTCCATCGCTTCGCATCCTTGATGCGCTGCTTGCGGACTCCCCATCGCATACCTTTGACGCCGTGGTGGGCGAGAACAACATCGTGTTGAACAACTCTCTTGATCTTCCTCGCCCCCCTAGCGACTTTACGAAGTAGCTCGGCCTTGTAGAACGGGTCCTTCGAGCGAGCCTTGACGGTCGCCTTGATCAGCTTGCGCCGATTGCCCGCTCCCTCGCCGTAATACATTTTGGCCTGGGTGAATTCTTTGGCATCGCGACGGGCACGACGGCGAACGCCCCACTTCATGCCCTTGACACCGTAGTGCATCAGCTCTGAGTGACTCATTCGCTTGTTGTGCCCCTTCTTGTAGAATTTACGGGCGGCCTCGGCGAGTGTGGCGTCCGTGGAGTACGTCTTACCCAGCTTCCCGCGGTCCAGTTCGCCATAGTACTTCTCTCGGCGCTCCGTGGCGGTCAGCTGTCGGTTGCGCTGGTTGGCCAGGCGCCACTTCTTGACCTTCTCGGCGTGCTCCTTGCGTATCTTAAGATACGTCTCGATCTTACCGATGTCATTATCGCCGTACTTCGCCTTGAGCTTGGCCTCGTACTTGGCCCGGCGCTCAGCGTTGCGCTCCTCACGACTCTTGCGAGTCCCTTTGCGCATCCCCTTGACCCCGTAGTGCATGAGTTGGTCGCTCATGGAGTCTCCTTCTGGACGTTGATGCGCCAGGCGTACTCCTGAAGCTGCTTCTCGATCGCTGTTACGACGAAGGAGTTTGCCGGAGGGTCGAAGACGAGCCTGACTTGCAGATACAGATACGTCTTGACGGCCTCGAGATTCTTCGTGATGCCAGCCAGGTACTGATCCCAGGTCTCCGTCTTGCCAGTGATCTTGAAAGAGGGCAGACCCAGCTGCTCCGCGAACATGATCGCCGTATTGGTGTGGAGAATGATCTCTTGATCGAAGGCCGTGTAGTCCTCAGTGATGCCGAGGGCCTTCTTGATGTCGTTGAGTATCGAGTCAGCCACGGTCACCTCCAGGGTATCGTGTCATTCGGCGTTCTCTCGACAGGAGGCTTGGGTAACAGGCTCGCATCGCCGAAGTGAATCGCGTTGTGTGTGTCGTGTCGCACGCAGATCAGGTACTCGGGGTCGAGGATGTCGGGATTGAACTCTCCCTCGAGGTCCTCAGGCCGAATCGGGTTCATGTGATGAACGAGAATCTTGTCGTAGATGTCGTGACCTGGGACCCCGAGGTCGCATGCGTCGTCTCGCAGGATGACCTTCTGCCTTGCCTGGCGCCACTCGGTGGAGTGATAGAAGGTCTGGTTCAGATACCGTTCGAAACCGAAGGTCTGATCGCCTGGATCCTGATTGAGACGTAGGTATTCGTACCGATCCTCGAAGGATTCGATGCGAGAGAGTTCACTATAGGTCCGAATCCGACTCAAGCCCCACACCTCCTCCGGCGTAGGACTTGAACGCCTCGAGAACCTCCTTGTAGGCCTCCTCACCTCGAGCCGAGGCCGCCAGAGCATCGGCTTTGGCCTTGAGCATGTCGTTCTCGGCCCTGATTCGCTCCTGCTCCAGCCTCTCACGGCTCGTGGCGAGCTTGAGGTAGTGCGTGATGATGGAAGGAGGAGCCGTGCCGTCCAGTAGCATCTCCTCGGCTCGCTGGACTGCGAGCGACATGAGTCGATTCTCCTGCTGCTCCGGAGTGGCGGCCCGTCCTCTGGGTGACTTCTTGGCCCTTGCCACGGAGTTCTCTCCTGTTCCGGGTTCCTTTACTAGATATAAACCGGGGTTTCAGGTAGGACAGGACGACTTGCGTACCCCTCGTTGGGTAGAAAGGAACGAACGCAAGAAGACCCCAACGACACAGGTCGTCCTGTCTTATCCGAAACCCCGGTTCATGCTGCCCAAACACACCTCCGGGGAAAAT